ACAGGCCGAAGAGTAAGAGTAGGCGCATCAAAGAGGAGGCAGTTTTGACCGTCGATCATCCAAACCATTACCACCCAAACACCATCGAGGCTATAGACGTCATCGAGGCTTGGAAGCTTAATTTCAACAGAGGTAATACTCTGAAGTACTTATCTAGGGCCGGCCTCAAAGACCCTCACAAGGAGCTCGAAGACTTAGAGAAGGCTCACTGGTATCTCACCCGAGAGATCGAAAGGGTAAAGGCCCGAGGATGAATATCTATGATGATGGTATTGGAGAGGTAACTCTCATTCAATCGATGGGGGAAGACAACACACCAGCTCTAGCCGCTCGGGTCAGCTTCGCCAAGCTCGACACCAAAAGCGAGATGAGCCAACGAGATGAGACGCTGATTAACTACCTAGCAGTCAACCGCCACACATCACCCTTTGAGCATATCTCTGCAACCTTCTTGATCACTTGCCCGCTCTTTATCGCTCGGCAGATACAGCGTCATAGGACATTCTCATATAACGAGATCAGTAGACGATACACCTCTAAGGATATTGAGTTCTACATTCCGCGCTCACTGAGGAAGCAAGCGGAGACCAATCTCCAATGTTCTCTACCCATCAATATCCCGAGGTCTGAGGAGTTTACGAAGCTGATCAAAGAGCATACTAAGATCTGTCTAGAGTTTTACAATACCCTCTTAGAGCAAGGCGCATCCAGGGAACAGGCCCGAGCTGTGCTCCCTCAGTCGATGTACACTAGCTTTTGGATGAGTGGTAACCTCCTGAATTGGGCTAAGTTTCTGAGGCTTCGATTAGATGAACACGCTCAACCTGAAGCTACAGAGGTAGCTGAGGCTATACAGGCTGAGCTCCTCGAGCGCTTCCCCGTCTCCCTCGGTGCTCTGATGCTGTCATGAATAAGCACATCAAGTTGAGGATAGCTCAGGCAGAGCTTATATCTCAGAGCTCCCCTTGTCCTCGTGGGAGGGTCGGGGCCGTAATATTTGATCCTCGGAGTTGGGCTGTCATCTCAGATGGATATAACGGAGCTCCTAGAGGTGGTGGTGAGCTATGTGGTGATCACACTTGCACTAGAGACGATCTCAATATTGTCTCAGGCACCTCAGTCGAAATAGGCTGCCACCATGCAGAGGCCAACGCCATCATGAATGCCGCTCGTCTCGGAGCGTCTACCCTCGGAGCCTTCCTGACAGTGACACGCGACCCATGCTTGAATTGCGCTAAGTTGATACATCACTCAGGTATCGCTACCGTATACTCACCAGCACGAGAGGGTGAAGCCGGAGTAGGCTACCTGTTAAAGCATGGTGTAAAGGTGGTGCCTTGGAAATCAAAGAAAGAAAACTCGCAATAGTATTGCTAGACCTCATAGGGTCTACTAAGTTTGTGCAGAGAGTTGGGGCAGTTAAGGCGGCTGAGTGGTTGCAATACCATGACAGGATGACGCGCTCTCTAATGTATCGTTTCAACGGTCGGGAGATTGACAGGTCTGATGGTTTCCTAGTCAGCTTCGAGCGCTCAATTGACGCTGTTAATTTCGCGTTAACCTATCAAGCCACCATCCCCCAGCGAACCAAGCTCAACACTCGAATAGGTATACATCTAGGGGTAGTTGCTGAGGTGACACAAGATGAGCTTGATACCCTCGGTGGCGCTAAACCCATTGAACTAGAGGGAGTGGCTAAGAACATAGCGGCTAGAACCATGAGCGTCTGCATGGCTGGGCAAGTCCTCCTCACCGCTGAGGCTATGGCCGCCATCAAAGGACGAACTAACAAGTTTACTCCCAAGGGTACCCGCTATGTGTGCGTTGGCCTATATCGCTTCAAGGGTGTGAGAGAGCCCCAATCTCTTTACGCTGTAGGCTCAACCCTCCAAAGCTTACAACCTCCACCGAGCTCCGAGAAGGTTAAGAGGCTAGGCGGCCCAAAGAAGGTGAGGAGTAGAGCGCGAGATAGGAAAATACTAGAGTGGTTTTGGTGGTGTATCCCTCGAATACTCCTCATAGAGTTGATCTATGTGTTATGTGTTATGTGGCCTTGGTTGGCTACCTATCCACCTATCAAAGCACTATTGGAGTTTATCAATGGACAATAAGCAACCGGAGAAAAAACGAACTGAGCGCGAGTTAACCTCTGAGATTAAAGCCAAGCGCGGGTGGTGGTTCTCTGTATTCTTTATGGTGCTGGTGGTGGGGCTTATCCTGTTCCTCACCTACGTTGAGATAGTAGAAAAAAACCGAGATGTGCTAGTGGGTATTCTCGGCATGATCACTGGCAGCATATCTAGTATGATGGCCATAGCCTCAGGGCGTGACCCATCAGAAGTCGAGGAGCTCAAAGACAAACTAGCTTCAGCGAACGCAGACAGAGAAGCGCTCATAGCTCGACTCAGAGATGCTCAAATACAGATGCAACTCTTACGCGAGCAGATTAACGAGCTTCAGCAAGCCATGATTGACAAGCTCTCTCTCTTCGCGGGTGAGCATCCAATCAAGACTAAAGACGCTTCACAAGTGGTATTGCATCCTACTGTTGATGAGTGGTTGCCTCGGTCAAAATGAGAAACTAGACAAATAGTCAAGTATCGTCTATAGATAGAATTGAGTATTGATGATAGCTCCAAATCGGAGAAAGGATAAGACCCACCGGCTTGGAGTAGGCTATGCAGAAACACGAGACAGAGCGCGAGCCGCGCCACCTCAGAGCTAAAGCGCCACGCTTTAAAACTCGTGGCATAACCGGCACCCAACTAAGCGGTGGGGTGATCACTGGCAAGGAACAAAACGCTCAGCTCACCGGCCTCAATTGGGTACAAGAAGCTGAGGAAATGTTGCGAACTGACCCGGTGGTTAGACGCTCGTGGCATATGCTCCGGCAAACTCTGCTCTCTGCCTCTTGGCGTTTCGTCCCCGGTATCGAGGGTGATCTAGTCTCAGAGGAGCTCGCCCGCTTCGCCAATGAATGTTGGGGCTTTGATGGCCACTCAGGTCAGATGGCCATGAGTTGGGAAGACCAACTGAGCTACCTCTTTGAGTTTATCCCGTTGGGGTATCGATACGCTGAAGAGATCTACAAGGTAGGGCCGGACTCAACAGGTAAGATCAAGGTGTGGCTCTCACACTATGCCGACCGAGAACCAAGCGCTCATCAAAGGTGGTTAAGCCGAGACAATCAACAGCTTGATGGCGTTATTCAGAACGCAGTGGGGTTAACACAGACTCCTGAGCCTATCCCATCTAACAAGTTGCTCCTCCTCACCCTCAACAAGACAGGCTCAAACTTTGAGGGCGTTGGGATGCTTCGGCCTTGTTGGTGGTGGTGGCGTACCAAGCAGAGGGTGGCCAACCTCATGTGTGTAGGGCTTGACCGTTGGGCCGTTCCATCTCCTAAGGTAGTTGTAGACAGATCACAAGCCGAAGCTCTAGGGCTCAGTGATGGCGATATTGATGCTATGATTGATGATGCAGAGGGACAGGCTCAAGCCTTCTTATCTGCTGAGCAGAGCTATCTCGTTGAGAACGCGGCTGTAAAGTTTGAGCAATACGCTGCATCATCAAACTTATATGCAGATGGGCCAATCAACATAATAACTAAGTGTGACTCACAGATAGCCTCTGCCTTCCTTACTCAGTTTGCAGACCTCGGTAACACTGAGACCGGAGCGCGTAGCGTTGGTGAGATACACCTAAGCGTATTTAGACGAGCCGCCATTAACCTCTGCGACATTATCGCGGCTCAAGTGAGCGGAGTTGATAGGCGCGGTGCGGGTACTATTGGTCGTTTAATCCGGTGGAATTATGGCGCTATTGATCCTAGCAAATTACCTAAACTCACTCATACTGGGCTTGATACAGATGACCTTGCGGATTCTATGGGGATGCTTCCGGGGCTAGTGCAGTCAGGCTTGCTAACTCCTGATGATGAGTTAGAGCGAGCATTGAGAGAGCGTCTAGGCGCGGGTGACTTACCTGAAGAGGCTCAGCGCTCACCGATGACTAGAATAGCGGCCACTGGTAGTGGTGGAGGTATAGCCGCTCTCAGTGAGCAACTCATAGCTCGGAGGAGGGCCAAGAATGGTTAAGCCGATCAAGAAGCGTACGCAAGCGCAGACGCCAGCCCCAAAGAAAGACCGGATCAGCGGCAGTAAAGCTAACCCTAAGGGCTCTGCTAGTGGCTCACGAGGTAGCATCAAGATTGGTGAAACGGCTATCAAAGCTCTTGAGAACATGAGAGATAAGCATAACGAGAAGTACAAGAAAGGCTCTCGTCGTGTTGATATGGGGATGCTCAAGGCTGTATTCCGTCGGGGCGCTGGCGCTTTCTCTGTGTCTCATCGTCCCGGAATGACGAGAACACAGTGGGCCTTAGCTCGCGTTAGAACGTTTCTCAAATTGGTTGGAACAGGTGAGCGTAAGAAAGCCTATAACACTGATCTCGACCTTTTGCCCAAGGGTCATCCCCAACGCACCGAGAAAAAAACAGAAGCCCTAGCACCTCAGAAGTATAGTCACATAGACTTCTCACCACCTCAGGGAGCTCGTGAGGCAGCAGAGCGAGCTTTAGAAGTTCGAGCTTCAAAACCTCCATCACAGCGCGGTATGACTGATGTGGGTCTAGCTCGAGCTCGTGACCTCAAAGCCGGTAAAGACCTAAGCCCAGAGACAGTCCGCAGGATGCTCGCCTATTTCACTCGACACGAGGTAGATAAAGAGGGCTCAACTTGGGATGAGCAGGGGAAAGGTTGGCAAGCTTGGCAAGGATGGGGAGGTGATGCCGGTTACGCTTGGGCTCGAAAGGTAGTCAAACAGATGAACTCAGCAGATGAGAAAACCAACTCACTCAGGGCTTATGGTGAGGCTCTCCAATTGTCAGAGGCTCCTAGCTATGATGTACCCGATGGCCTAACGATTGGCCGACCTTTTAAAACTCTTGGCTTAGGTCAGGTCTCATCTCGTATGAATGGCGAGAACATAGGCCAAGAGATCACCTCTGAGATGCTCGGTGAGATGCTCCGAGTCTACCGAGAGCGTAAAGAGGAAGACCCTGTAATCATCGACTGGCAACACGCTACATCTCCATTCCAAGGAGGGCCACCAGCTCCACCGGAGAGCGGCAACGCGCTAGGCATGATCATAGATTTAGAACTCAGAGAAGATGGGCTTTACGCCATCCCTGCCTATAATGAGCGCGGCCTTAAGGTCGTTTCTGAGGCCGGTGGTGTGTTGTGGAGCTCTCCTGAGTTTATCACTGGCGAGGTATTCAACCGCTTAGGTGGTGAGAAGATTGGGGATGCTCAATTACTCGCTATCACACTCACTCCCCGACCTGCCCAATCTCACGCGCAGATTGACCGGGTGACCCTAAACGAAAGGTTAGACATGATGGACAACATCAAAGAAATGTCTGCTGACGATTTACGCGCTATGCTCATTGCTAAAGATGAGATGGTTAAAGAGCTAGAGCGCAAAATCTCAGAGATGCAAGAAGACGCTGAAGCTTCACTCAACGCTGAGCATGATGAAGATAAAGCTAAGATGGCTGAGTCTGATGAGGATAAGGCTAAGATGGCTGAGTCTGATGAGGATAAAGCTAAGATGGCTGAAGACGAAGACGAGAAGAAAAACAAGATGGGCTCTGATTATAACAAGATGTCAGAGGCCGCCTCTCCCTCTCTTCTCTCTGAGATCGCGTCTCTTCGCGAGACTGTAGCCACTCTCACCGCCGAGCGTGACGCTTCACTTAAGAAACAAGCTGTAAACGCTCTACTCTCAGAGGGTTGTATTTCACCCGCTGAAGAGGAGGTAGCAGGCAAGGCTTGGGAGCTCCGAGACTTACAGCCTGAGTTTTGGGCATTCTTCTCAGAGCGCAAACCATCACAAGCTGTACCTCTCAACGAGGTTGGCCATGGTGCAAGCGGTGAGGAGATCAACCAACAATCTCTTAACGAGCGTGTAACCTCCACTGCTAAGGCAGAGGGTATCACCTACTCTGAGGCTCTCGCGAAAGTTCGACGCGAGAACCCTGACTTCTACAATCAAGCCTTTGGAGGATAACCATCATGGCTAATACTGATAACATCATTTCATTTGTGGCTGGTGAGGCCATCACTGAGTTCGCTATTGTCTCTCTCAATGGAGATGGCAAGGTCGTAATCACAGACGCTGCCACTGATGATAACGTGGTTGGTGTCGCTCAACGCGCTTGCGCTTCAGGTGAGGTAGTTGAGGTTCTCATCTACGGTATCACTCGCGTTATCGCTGGTGAGTCTCTCACCTTCAACAGTACCCCAATCTTGGCGGCTATCACTGATGGTAAAGTACAAGCTTGTGAAGCTACTGATACTACCTTCTTCCCCATTGCTCGCATCATCCCGAACATTAACCAAAAGACTGCCTCTGCTGGCGATCAAATTAAGGTTATGTTCGTTGGCCCTACCAGCTTAGTATAAGGAGGCTGAAACATGGCTAGCTCATATTCTAATTTACATCCAGTAGACCAAATCTTAACCAACCTTGTCGTCGAGGCTGTGCCTTCTGATGATCAGTTGATTGCAGATAAGGTCTTTGAGCCTATCGTTGTTCCTGAGCGCTCAGGTACCATTCTCCTCGAGGAGACCCGTAACTTTATGGGTGCTGGTGCTGGGCTCGACTTAGAGCGTGCTCCCGGCTCATCACGCGCTACCATCGGTGGCTTTGATCGCACTTCACAGACCTTCAAGGCTAAGATTTACGCGGCTTCTGACTCTATCGCTATGGAGGACATCTTCGATTCTCAGTATCCTGGAAGCGAAGAGCAAAGACTAGCGCGTAAGGTTGCGCGAGTGATGAAGCTTGCACGCGAGAAGCGAGCGGCTGACCTCCTCTTTGATGCTACCGCGTTTAATACCTCAGCGGCCTCAGCTACGTTTGACGCTACCGGAGCTGAGCCACTCACTGAGCTTCATGAGCTCAAAGATACTGTCTTCGAGGCGGCTCATGGTGTGAACGCTGATACGCTCATCTTTGGTCGTAAGACCTTCAGAGCGCTAGCGCGTAACCCTGAGGTTCGTGGCTATGTTGGTACTTTGGCTAATGGTGTGGCTTCAGGCAACCTCATCCTCAGTGATGAGGCAGTAATTGAGGTGCTTCGCTCAGTGCTCGGTATTCCTAACATCTACGTTGGAGCCGCTCGCCAAGATACTGCTGTTCCCGGTGCTACTAGCTCAGAGGGTTACATTTGGGGTGGTGACAAGCTCTTTATGGGTATCCTCAAGGGCGCTGATGCAATCGTCCAAAAGAGCGGAAACGTCAAGGGAATGCCTGTAGCGGCTCTCAACTTCCAATTCGGAAGCATGGTAGCTGGCCAATATGACAGCC